ACCGTTTCCACGACCTCCGTGCGCGCCACCCCGACGGCCATTGCGCCTTTGACCGGTTTCGTGATCGGGCGCCGATATTGCGCCGGCCCGGACTGGTAAAGCTTCACCAGCTGAAATTCGGTTGTCGCCCCATCGCCGATTCCGATCACCTGGTCTTCAAAGTTGATCTCTTCCGACGGAAGGCATGACTTGTAGTCGGACCAGTCTTTCCAACGGAAGCCGAACAACTGCCCCTGCCGCGCCTCGAAAAACGCAATGAGCGTTTCGATGTCATCGAGCGACCGCATCCCGATGCCCGCATCATAGCGCCGGCGCGCATGCGCCCACGGCGTGTTGCGCTCTTCGAATCCGTTGGCAAGCGTCACGATATCCGTGCGCCTCTCGGGCCCCCCGACCGATCCGAAACTCAGATTGGCCGGAAACCTCACTTCGTGGAAATTCATGGAAATTCTCCCTTTGCACGCGGCAACCATCTCCGGGATGATCCGCGCCCGATTGCCGGTCCGTTACCTGTTGCGTTGTCCGCGCCCAAGCGCCCGGGTCAGTTGCGCGGCAATCTGCGTGCTGGAGCGCCGGAAGCTCTCGGCGTCGGGCGTCGAGACGTTCATCACGATGTTCACCGGCGCGCCGCCACCGGCGGCCCGCACGCCAAGGCGTCCGTCCGGGCCGCGCGCCAGCGGCATGATCGCTTCAGGCCCCGCTTCCCCCATCAGTCCGCGCCCGCCACGCATGCCAAAACTCATCGGGCCGGATACGACGCCACCCTTGGCAAAAGGCATCACGCGCCCCTGCGAAAACGCGCCTCCATTGGCAAAAGGCAACAGCCCGCCAATGGCGCTTTCCATGCCGGTCGCCAGCAGGCCGCCGACATGCCTGGTCACCGGTCTGAGGGCCGCCGAATAGGCCGCATCCACCATGGATTGCCCAACCTTGCGAAACGCCCCCGACAGCTTGTCGCCATCGAACACCAGCCCGTCGATCGCCCGGCGCAGGCCAGAGCCGATCGTGCGTTGCAGCTGGCCAACGTCGCGCCCGGCATCATGCACGGTGGCTTGCAGCCGTTTCACTTCCTGCTCGAAGGCCGCCGTCATCTCGGCCACGCCACCCAGACTGTCTTGCAGACGTTCCGATTGCTCGTTCAGATCTGAAAATTCACTCACTCTTGCTTTCCTTGTTCGAAGCCCCGTAGAGCCGTTCAAGCTCGGCCAGCCGCGCCCGGCCTATCGGTGCCGTGCCGGCATCCTCGCCAAGCATCATCGCCAGTTCAGCCGGTGTCAGACGCCAGAAATCCCGGGGCTGCATGCCCAGCCCCTGCAGCCCCACACGCATCAGCGCAGGCCAGTCAAACCGCATCGTCTGCGCCCGCGTCCGGCGTCGAGAACGCGCGCACCAGCAGTTGCCCCGCGGCCCGCGCTGCACCGACCAGCCCACCTTCGATCTCGGCGCTGACAAGATCTTGCGCCTGTCCTCGCCAGCCGCCGCCTCGCAGCCCGGCCACGATCAGCCCCAGCACATCGCCGCTCGAAAACTGTCCGGCCTCGAAACGCTCGACCAGGCACACGAGGCTGTCAGCGCCCAACGACGCTTCAAGCTCGGCCAGCGCTCCCAGGGTCAGTTTCAGCACATGGCGCTCGCCATCGATGACCAGGGCCACCTCACCTGTCCACGGGTTCGCCATCCGATCAAAGCGCCGTGAACGACAGGGCGCCCGCAGAGGCCATGGACAGCTCATAGGTGGCTTCGCCGTTGTAGCTGCCGGCGTAGTCGATTGACGTCACCTGGAACGGGCCCTCGATGATACCGAAGTCCGGCACGATCACCTGGAAATCCGGCACCTGACCGTCAAAGAAAATCTGGCGCGCGCGCTCATCGGTCGCGTGGTCCTTGAACACGCCCGAGCCCGAAATCGCCGCGCTTTTCACGCCCGACCCGGCCAGCAGCTCGCGCCAGCCCCCGGCGCTTTCCAGGCTGGTCACATCAATGCTCTCGGCGTTGAAAGACACGCGCGTTGCGCGCAATCCCGCGAATGTATCGAATGAACCGCTTCCGGTCATGTCGATCTTGATCAGTAGGTCCTTGCCATTTTGGGCAGCCATGCCTGCAACTCCAGTTCAGTTTGTTTTCATTGATCTTCGAGATACGCCCGAAACCGCAGATCGATCCTGCGCAGGTTGGCGCCCTCGACGCGGGCCGCTTTCGCGCGCACGAAATTCAGATAGACGACACGCCCCCGCGTCAGCGTCAGACTTGCCCCGAGCAAGGCATCCGAAACCGCGGCAGCCGCTTCCTTGGCCGCAAGAAATCCGGCGGCCTGGCTCACGATGCTCACCGTGAACTCGTGCACAGCCCCGAGCCCCGTCTGGTCCGACCCCTCGCTGGCCTCTTCCGGACCGATGCTCACATAGATCGGCGGGATCGCTCCGGGCGGTGCCGCGTCAAAAATATTGGCCCCGACCAACCCTGTCAGAACACCATCGCCAAGAAGCACCTGATAGACAGCCCCCTGAAGCGCTGCGGCCATTCCATAGCTCATGCCACCACCTCCTCGCGCGCATGGCACATCAGAAAGTGCGCGTTCGCGTCATGTTCGGCCACCGCCAGAATGCGAAAAACCCGCGCGCCGTCGCGAAACCGTTGGTCCGGTTTCGGCCGCGCGGGCGATCCGGCGGGTTCGGCCCGCACAATGATGCGGTAGGGCACATCTGAAACCGTCAGAAACTGCTGCCCCCGCTCGCGCCCGGTTCCCGCCTTGACCGAGGCCCAAAGCGTGCCCAGAGCGACCCAGGACTCAATCTGCCCGCCGGCGCCGTCGGGCACCCGTTGCGCCTCTTCCAGCGTCAATTTCCGGTTCAGCCGGATCGTCGGCCACCTCATTTCGCGGCCCCGCCCAGAATGCGCACATTGCGGTAGGGCTGGATCAGCGACGACACGCCAAACGGCATCACGTTCTCGCCCACGGCAGCATTTCGGTTTTCATAGAAATGTGTCGCCAGCATCAACACCGCCTGTTGCAGGTCACTCGGAACATCCGCCCAGTCCGGGCCAAACCCCGCAGTGAAATCAATCTCGGCCAGGCCCGCCTGCGGGATTGTGGGCAACTGCCCGGAAACGCCCAGAAGCGCCGGCCGGTGGGTATCCTTTTCCAGACGGTAAAGCGCGCCCGACACCACGGTCGGGCTGCCCTGACGATCAATCAGCCGCACAGCCGTGACGTCCGAGATCGGCGCACGGGGCAACGCCTGCCGCCCCGGCTCGCGCCAGATGCCGAGGCTCCAGGTGAACTGCTTTTCCAGCAACACCTTTCCGGTGCGTGCCTCGATCGCCGAAATTGCCGCGCGCAGGTAGTTCTCCAGAACCGCGTCCTGCAACGAGGCCCCGCTGAACCCGGTGCCCAACAGAAGGTGGTCCTTGAACTCGGCAACCGGCAGGGCCGCACTGGGCACCGAGGTCTGCTCGACTAACATCATGTACTGTCTCCGATCATTCTTGCCCGTTTCGGGCATCGTCAGTTTCGGTCGGGCGCGCGCCCACCCGCGTCGCTCGGACGGAGGGAGCAGCTAGACAACGCGAACTTGATGGCGCGCGCCCGTTTGGAGGCAGCCAGGCTGCCCCCGCCCAATCCCTGTTAGGAGATCGAGAACTTCAGCAGCTTGATCGCTGCAAAGTCGCTGACATCGCCGCCGACGCGCTTGGTTGCGTAAAACAGCACGTTCGGCTTGGCGCTGAACGGATCACGCAGGATGCGCAGGTCCGGGCGCTCGGCCACCGTGTAGCCGGCCTCGAAGTCGCCAAAGGCAATCGCCGCGCCGAAACCCGACATGTCCGGCATGTCCTCGGCAATCAGCACCGGGTATCCCATCAGCCGCGCAGGTTCGCCGGCCGCCAGACCGTCGGACCACAGGAAGCGCCCGTCGGCATCCTTCAGCTTGCGCACCTGGCCCGCGGTTTTCGAGTTCATCACGAAAGACGCATTGGCCCGGTATTGCGCGCCCAGCGCGTAGACCACATCGACAATCTTGTCGGCCGAGCCGATATCGCCATCGACCCCGGTCGCAATGTAGCCCAGCGAGCCCCAGCTCCAGGCGCTGTCATCCACCTGCGGATGGGTCAAGAAACCCGTCGGCTTGTCCACGCCGTCGCCACCCACAAAGGCGGCCGCTTCGGCGCGGGCAAACTTGTCGGCAATGCGCCCGGCCAGCCAGCCTTCGATATCGAAGGCGCTGTCGTCAAGCAGGCGCTGGCTGACCTTCGGCAGCGCCGACAACTCGTGCAGCGGGATGGTGATCCGCTCGATGGTCGGCGTGCCGGTCTCGGCCGTCGCCGCCAGCTCGCTGGCCCAGCCCGACCCGACATCGGTGCTGTCGATCAGCACGTCGTAAGACGTCGCCTCGACATTGACGATGCTCGCCACCGAACGCAGCGAAGAGGTCGACTGCAGCACGCTCTTGATCGTGTCGGCGGTCTGCGGGTCGACCAGGTAGCCGCCATCGGCCGCCACGGCGCTCGACATCGCCTTGCCTTCCAGCGCAAGGCCGCGCAGCGCCTCGTCATCGCCATTGCGCACATAGGCTTCGAACGCCTTCTGATGCGGCGCCTCGGCTTCGCTTGCGGCACTCAGAACCGGTCGGCTCAGGGTTACGGATTTCTTGTCCAGCATGGTCACTCGCTCTTCTTGCTGTTGCAGTTTCTGGTAAATGTCGTCTTTGAAGTTCTTGATTTCACTCACAAATCCGGTCATCGCGGCCTTGACCTGCGCCACCGGTTCCCCGGGCAAGGCGTCACCGCCCGCCCGAGACTTCGTCTCGGTCGTCTTGCTCATCAAACATTCCTGTCTTGGTTGGTTTTTCGGGGAATGGACATCGCCCGGCGGCACGCCGGGCAGCGCCCGGACCTCCCCCATGGGGAGGGCGCTTCGCCCCCTCCCCGAGGTCCGGGCCCCGCCCTCAGCAATCTCTTGAAACGGCCTCCGCCAGCGCGCCGCGCGCCTCTTCGAAAACCCTCGCCAGTTCGCGCAGCGCCTCGCTCTCAAGCCCCTCGCCCTTGGCGCCAATCCGCGCCTCGGGCAGCATCGGGAATGTCACCAGCGACACTTCCCAAAGCTCCAACTCGCGCAGCAACCGCTGCCCCTTGGCGTCCTTTTCCGCCTTCACCGTGCGATAGCCGATCGACAGGCCGTCGATCGCCCCGGCCCCGATCAGCGCCGCCGCCTCGCGGGCCCGGGCCACATCGGCCAGCAGGCGACCCTTGACGTAAAGCCCGCGTTCGTCCTCGCGCACCTCGTCCCAGATGCCGATCGGCTGCGCCGGGTCGTGCTGCCACAGCATCTTGACCCGCCGCCCGGCCTTTTTCAGCGCCGCGAGCGAGCCGGCATAGGCCCCCGGCATCACCACGTCGCCGCCCTTGTCGCGCTTGCCGAAATAGCTGGCATAGCCCTCGATCACCTGGCCCTCGGCCACCACCAGCGCTTCGCCCGCGCGGGCAAACTTGCGCTCCGGCGCGCCCTCGAAATCGCTCATTGCACCTCTCCTTCATCCAGCTTCGGCAAGCCCAGCAGCGCCCGCTTTTCCGCATCGCTCAGAAACGAGGCCTCGGCCACGCGCCGCCACTGCGCCTCGCGCTCGCCCGAAAGCGCCGGCACCTGGTCCAGGTCGGGCCGCAGCTCGGCCGCCTCGCCGGTGAACCCCGCCAGCCAGTGCGACA